GAGTCCCGCTTTCGGCTCCGAGTTAAGTCTAGACATCTTGCAATTATATAGCTTGATTTCTAGGCTTTTATGTTAAAGTGTTGAAGTATAGTGCATTTGCGGATAAACTCAAAATAAATGTTTAACCGTCTACGTGTGTCTGGGAATGTATATAAAAGCATTTTGCAATACCATAATTTTGATAAGTATTGCATTGGTATTGCACCTGGTATTGCACTTTTCATACATCCGTAGTAAAATCGCAAATGCGTATGTTAAAGTTACCTAAAGTCAGAGCGGTGTTTGACCGCAAAAAGAAATCTTCTGCCATTACTACTGGTATGGTGGAAATTGAAATTACATTCAATCGTACACAAAGAAAAGTATTGTCTTCTGGTATCGAACTTTATTCAAATCAATGGGAGGAAGGTCTTGTTGTAAGGCATGCAGATTCTAGGAAGCTGAACAAACAAATTACAGATCTTATTAAGAAGTACGAAGGAATTGCGCGTACTATTATTCAGCAAGGAGAAGAAGTGACATATCAGACCTTTTCTGCTGCTTTGGAACGAAAGTCCGGAAAGTATGGTACAGACTTTATTGATTTCTGCTACGATGTTATGGATAAACGAGGACTACGTACATCTACTCTTCGTGCGCATAAATGTACTTTAGAAACTCTGAGAGAATCTAAGATAATTCGTACCTTCGATGATCTGACTCCAGAGAATATCAAGAAGTTCGATACATGGTTAAAGAAACAAGATCCAGACAGAGAACAACCAACTATCTATAATTATCACAAGCGCCTGAAACCATATATCAACGAAGCTGTTTCACTTGGTATAATCGAGGAATCGCCATATTTAAGATTCAAGGCTGAACGCGGAAAGCACAAGCCAAAAGAGGCCTTGAATGAAGAAGAACTTGCATCAGTCAGGGCACTTGACTTGACTGATGATAGCCTCATCAAGGCTCGTGATCTATTTGTATTCTGCTGCTTCACTGGGCTGGCTCATGCCGATATGGATGCTTTCGATTTTTCGAAAGATGTTGTAACTGTGCATGGTTGTAATTACATCGACAAACAGCGTATTAAGACTGGTACAAAGTATTACACACCAATTCTTCCACCCGCAATGGCTGTACTAGAGAAATACCATTATCAGCTTCCACATTTCAGTCAACAAGCGTACAATAGATTATTAAAGTGTATAGGTTCTTTAATTGGTACAAAGAAAAATCTTTCTTCACACATTGCCCGGTATACATTTGCTACTACTGTATTGCTTGCTCATGAAGTGCCCATCGAATCCGTGTCGAAGATGATGGGGCATACACGAATACAGATCACCCAGGTATATGCGAAGATTCTTAACTCCAGCATAGAGAAACAGGCTGAAAGACTATCATCCATATTGTGATAAACCAAAGCCCCTTCCTGATATTAATTTGGTCGGGGCTTTAGTTGCTTCAATAAAGCTAATTCTACAATACAAAGATATTATTTCTTTATTTTATACACAATCAATATAAGTATCGATATTACTACAATACACATAGCCCATCCACCGAAATCCATCCGAAACTGTTGCCATCTGGTGAGTTCCTTTTCGACTGGGTAAGGCACTTGGATGCTATCCGTCTTAGCCATATATAGTGTATCTCTTACCAGCTTGTCACGATATAGATACTTATACTTTTCAATCAAGACTGTATCTCCCTTTTCCTTTACATATACGCTGTCAAGTATGTAGATACTATCACGCTGTAACTTGTTGATATAGGTCGTATCAACCTTTACCGTTTCTACAGGAACGTATTTCACAGTCCGGCAGGAATAGATTACAAATAGCAAACACATGAAGGGAGCCAGTGTTATGCACCGACTCACCTTCTTAATTATGTAGTTATAGAGTTTCATGCTGCAAGCAAATCTTTGTATTCCTCAGCTGCATCAAAGCAAGGACACATCTTCGTCCACTCGTTAGGCTCAACAATACCGTCACCGTCAAGATCAGGGCTAGTATCACGATGTCCCAGCACTTCCTTAATATCAGGGTACTGCTTAATCAGTTTAGCAATCAGTTCGCGCAATGCTTCCTTCTGCTCAGGCGTTCGTGTATCAGCAGCCTTACCGTGAGCATCCAATCCACCAACATAGCAGATACCAATGCTATGCTTGTTGTACGATACTCCGGAAAATCCCTTAGAATTACAGTGAGCACCGTCTATAGTCAGGCTTCTACCAACCTCTACCGTACCATCCAATCTTACCACATAATTATACCCGATACATTGGAAACCACGAGCCACGTGCATCTGATTAATCTCTTTCTTGCCAATGTCCTGCCCTGCCTTAGTTGCAGAGCAGTGAACTACGATCGCATCTATCTTATTCATTTCTTATCCTCCTTTATTTTCTTAATTAATTTTTGTGCTTCTTCAGGAGTTAGACACTCAACAATTTTTGCGGCCATATCAGCAACTTCAGCAGCATGACTTTTCTTCTTCCTGAGGTTCTCCACGACAGAGAAACCTTCTACAAACAGAACTCCAGCTGTACCGATAACAGCTCCATAAGGGAGCGTGTACCACGGGAAGCATAGTCCTAAAATGTCAATAAGAATGAAAAACATAACCAGCCTATAATAGTCTACAATCTTAGTTCCTGTCTTTCGTAAAGGTCGACTACATATCTTTTCTTTGCTGGCCCGTGCAGCATCTATTCCGGTCCACATATCCAATAAGCAGGCAAATACGATAAGCACAAGGCAGGTAAATATAATTGCTACGCCTGCACGCAAATCCTGTGTAATGAATCCTACATATTTTTCCATTGTATTAATCAAGAAGCTTGTTCAACATAAATACCTACTAAGTCCGACAAATCCTGATAGACTGCCTGCTCTGTATTTCGTGTACATTTGTAAGTCACACCGTTCTGAGAGTAGTATTTCCCTTCAAACAACTCCATATTGTTGTTGTAAGGGATAGGGTCTTGGAGTGTTCCCTTATTTTTCTCATTGACTTCTTCATACAGAGCCTCTGATCCTACTTCTCCCGGTCTATATCCTTCCTGATCGAGCACTACTGGAATTTCTTGCAGGGTCTTGTAAAGCTTTTCAAGATGCTGGATTTTGAAATTAGCAGAAAGCTTTTCTCCGATAAATTCTGACCATTTAGGATACAAATTTTTAAATTTATAAGACTGTTCGTCAGTGAGCTTCATATCATTGATAGATACTGACAGCAGCCCTATCATTTGATTTACTTCCTGTTCGGGGTATTCTACACTTCCTTTTGCTGCGTTCTTGACCGATTTGATTCTTTCTGCTTCCGCTTGGTCTATCTCTTGATATTGATCTATTCCTTCCCACGAAGGAATTGTAATAGTGGTTAAGATAGGTTTATACTTATCTTCCACATCTGCAAGTGTAATGTAATGCTGGTATGCAGCAGTAATAACCTTGCCATAAGATTGATTTTTTACATCCATAATTCTATTGTTTTAAAGGTTTAACTTCTTGTACTTCGGAAATCATTTCCTCGAAGGCTTTCTTTACAAATGCCTTATATCCGCCGTTGATATACTTTCTGACAATCTCAATTTCTTCTTCGGAGGCTTCAATCTCACCTCCCTTGTAAATCCTCTGGGCGAGGTCTAATTCGCCTAAATCTGATGTTTCACGATAGATGAAATTACCCAATTCTTTAGATATGTCACGTGGCTCTAGGTTGCCTTCGATATCCCTGCAAGGAACGGCTTTAAAATTTAGTTTTTTCATACAACTATAATTTTTGTAAATCATTTATGGTAAAATAGTTTTATTAAATCAGAATGTAAACAGTTCAGGCGATTCGTAATATATAGATAAATATACACCACAATCTTGAGCATACCATCCACTTCCGTTAAAGCTAATAGTAGAGTACTCGAATGATGTGCTATTTCTATTTTCAAAAATACCTACAGTCAAATTTCCATTTGACAAAGCAGTGATTTGTCCCATATATCTTAAATCATTGATATTATGAGTTACTTTATATCTTCCTGCGCCTGTCCTTGTTACGGAAAACTCAATTGGTGTTCTGGATGAATTAGGAATGCTTCCTCCTATATTATATGATACACGTCCCTGCGCCGTAATGTAGGCAGAGAATATACACTTAGCATAATGAACAACAGCACAAATATTACTACCCCCTTGTGTTTTTCCACAATACGTAAGCTGTATTCCTTTTGTGTTAACAGTAAGACCTGTACCATTTTCATCATAAACCATCAAGCCATTATACATCAATGTTGTTTTCAAAGTCTTATCTGTACTTTTAGTTTTACCTCTAAGGAACAAAGATTCAGGTGTTAATGTACCTTGCAAAGTAGAACCATCCGAATAAACCGTTGTCAAGTCCATTTGTGCATAGTATCGTGTCGTTCCAACAGTAGCCTTATTGGATGTCAGCTTAAATAATACATTACTTCCTTGCGTCATTTTCATGCCGTCCTTGTTGACAAGTGTGCTTACACCATCTGTATTTGAAGCATTAAGTGTTTTAACTACAAGTGTATCGGCATTAATAAGACTTGCACGCAAATAACCATTTTCGATAATTGTCGGGTCTAAATCTCCGACTGATATACGTCCTGAGAAGTTAAACTCCTGACCGAAGAAGTTGAATCCCTTGTCGGTTATCTGCATACCAGCCTTAATCTCTTCTGTTGTGGAATAATCGCTAGGTGCAGCACTCCATGGTGTTGACCTTTCGCCTTTTTCTACTTTCATATTCCAAACACGGAAGTAACCTATTGGTTTATTGTCTTGTAACACAGAAGAAATGTAATAAAATACCATTTCAATATTAGAATCTTTGATATTTGTATCACTACCGCCTAAAGTTAAGGGCGGAGTAATTATTTTACCTGTACCATTAGATTTTAAATTAGGAATATTATAAGAAGTCCAACCAAATTTATCGTCAAACTGAACCCTAAAATATGCGTTTTCTGTTGTGCTCCAAATAAGATTACTTGCTTCGTATTCAAATGAAACAGTAACTATATCTCCTTTCTTTAAACCTGACGTTTTGTATAATGTATTTCTTTGATTTTCTATATTCATAAATGTAGTTAACCTTTTTTCTGTACTTGTAAGTAAAGCATAGTTCTGATTAACGGATTCGTCTACTTTATAGCAGTACAATTTTGTTACATAAGCTGTACCAAAATTGGATGTCGCTTCAATATGGCATGCATAAATTCTCGCTCTTGAATAGCCTGAAGGAATTGTGATATAGCCTTCAACTTTTTGCCATCCAGCAGTCTTTGCTGCAACACTCTTAGACCATAGCCAAGAAGAGGTTGCACTATCATTAGATTTTATCAAGCCTAATCCTACACTAACAGGATAATTACATTGAGAAGCATTTATATAGGCTGATACATAATACTTCTCTCCCATAGCTACATTAAAAAGTCCTTTTCCTAATACATCTCTTTGACTAGACTTTAAGCAATAACTTGTAGGACAACTGTTATTAGCAGTTGCAGCACTAACTCGTGAACCTCCGCTATACAGCATACTGTAATTGGCATCATCGAAACAGCTGTCCGGGACAATATTGTTTACTTTTGTTGTTGTTGTAACCTTAGAAGAAATGCCAATCCAAATATTATCAGGCTGTAGTGCAATCTCTGCCTCGCTAACTCTTGTTGTTAACGAAGAAAGGTTACTGTTTGTCTGATTTAAACTGTTCTGAACAGCAGTAACTTCTGACTTATAAGCCCTTAGTGAAATTTCGCCACTTAACTGCGTAATCTCAGTTTGCATAGATTCGACAGTTGTAATTGTAGCATATTTAGCATCAGCATCTTCAGGAGCAGGTGACCAATCAGTTGCTTTATCACTTATTTCTACTTTTAGTAAAGCTAGGTATACATTTACATTTATTGTGCTAAGACTAAAATATAATACAAGACCATCACTACTTGGATTGGGATAAACTTTATAATAAATTACATACTTATCCCAAACATTTGAAATAGTTCTTTTTTTGCTAGTAACTGCTGAAGAATTTCTTTGATTAGCAGGATTTGTTAATGTCATATCTAAGTCTATGCTATCATCAGCCTTTGCATAAAAAGAAACAGCAATAACTTTATCTTTTATTGCATTTTTTGATATATTAGAATAACATGATGATGTTGTTTTTATATCGCTAGTTCCGTTTTGTGTTTTTGTAACTTTTACTACTGTTTCTACTTTTTGACCTCCTATATTACCACTATTTGCAAATTGATTATCTAGAGAATATTTTCCTGTTCCCCAATTATTAGCATACCAAACACCGCCTCCTTTTGTATTTTTAAATAAGTTAGTTCCACCAATCTGAATATTATTTATTTTATTTGTAGCATCAGTAGCGGCAGATTCAAGTATTTCCTGCTTAATAGTAGTCATTTCAGTTGAAGAAACCTTGCTACTAATTTCGCCTTCTAATACACTGAATTGAGCCGTAACTTCTTTTTTGTATTCTGCCAAAGCATTTTCTGCATCTTCGGGTGCAGGTGACCAGTCTGTAGATTTAGTTCCTGTTTCAAGTTTCCAATTACCTTCAACATTACCTTTTATTAAGGTAAACTTTATATATTTTGTATTTTCTAAAGTTTGGAAAGTCTTTGTTTTTGGAGATGTCCAATTAATAGCAGACAAACAAATTCCTAACCATTTTTTGCTACTATCATAACAATGAATAGCGCCTGAATGTCTATCTACCGATATACTGTTGTATAATGTTAGTGTATAATATCCATATTTTGCAGGAATAAAATCTTTTGAGCAGTAATTATATCCATCTTTTACACTGTAATAATTTCCGTTTTCTGCTTGTATATAACCATCTACTATATTAGATATAGCAATTAGATTTCTTCCTCCAATCTGAATACCACTAACAGCACTATCTGTATACTCCTTAGAAGAAGTTACAGCAGCAGTAATACTGTTGTTTGTTTGCTCAAATTGAGAACTTACAGTCTGCTTATAGGTATTTAAATCGTTGGCAATACCTTGCGCATAATCACGTGCAGCATTTGATATAGCAGTTAAAGCATTTGTTCTCTGTGTATAATATGCAGTTTGCTTTGTAGCAAAATCGGACGGAATAGTGATTGTTTCAGGAGAAGATGCAGTAAGAGTTACCAACACAGCACGATAAGCCGTGTGTGCATTGTTGTAATTTGTAGGAGTACCTAAGTTATATTTAGCATATCCGTTTGCAATCTGTGTTTTATCTGCATCAATTCGAGCTATTTCGTCCTTCAAAGACTGTTTTTCTGTAGGGGAAATAACGCCGTCTGCCGACCATTTATCAAGTCTTTCTACCGCTTTGCTTGCATCTTCTGATGCTTGTGCTGCTGCTTTTTGTGCTTCCTCGGCAGCTTTCTTTGCTGATTCTACATCGACAACCCAACCGCCGGTGACATTGTTGATATACTCCTCTATTGTTTCACCAGAGCTGAATCTAATCGTGTCGGCAATAATCATTACTTCCGAGCGTGAAAATGAAACAAATTCTTTGCCTTCCAGCGAATAAGAATTAATTCCTCTATACAGCTTGAAATAAGGTGCATCATTACCGTATGCAGACAAGATAATAGCAGCCTGGCGTGTAGCATCTGTTTTGTTTCCTAGCTGTACAATATCATCGCCTGCTTGCGGATTTGTGGATCCTGCATCGCAGTCTGTTTTGGATAAATCTATATAGTTATCTCCTGTTCCTACAACAGCACGCCAATAGTAGGTATTAGTGACGTTCTCATTAACACCTTCCTTAACGTTGAAAGTCTGTGCCCTTGCCAAGTCACCGACCACAAATTCCTGCTCTATTGTCTTTTCTCCGTCCGTGTTCTCAAAATAGCAACGGTAGAAATCTCCTTTATCCTCTACCTTAACACATGACATAGAAGCAGGAGTAAGAATAATCTGACCGCCAACATGCTTAATCTGTTGTATAAGCAACTGGATGAATGTGGCCACCTTTCGGACAAGCATACGGTCTACTTCCAAGTAACTGTCACCGTTTTGGTCTTTTTTAAGGCAAAATCCAGCCCCTAACGCACCAGTAGAGAAATTAGCTGATTCTATACCGCTTCTAACGAGTATGGAAAGCAAATCCGCAACACCTTCTTCATCTATCTTAGCACCTTTCAGACCTTTCTTGTATTCACCTATTGTCAGAGCACTACGGAGCAATAGTGAGAGTAATTCCGCTGCGCCTTGCTCATCAATCTTTCCGCCGGATATGCCAGAAGCATATTTTCCGAACTCTGCACCTCCCAATAATTGTAGTAGAAAATTTGTGCTATCAGACTGGTCTTTTCTAAGAAATTTATTATCTAATTTACCGATTGCATTCCCAATTTCGAGTATGACTCTAGCTGCTGACATTATAGCCTCATCTGTGATTTCTTCTTCAGAGTTTTTTTGAAGCAAATTAGATATGTTCCTACCCGCAATTTTAATACCTTTCAAAAAATTAATAATGCCTTTAGCCTCATCAGATGTTTTTTTCGAAAGAAATTCTTTTCTTGCTTGTGTTAAATCTACTCCACCGCCTTGATTGATTATAGTAGAGTTGCTACCGCCACCACTAGGAGTGACAGTAGAACCTGTCGGGTAATTTCCGCTTCGTGAACGGTTCGGTATTACAATACTTTTAATATCTACTTTTTTCATCTAAATCTCAATCATTATACAATTGAACCGGTTCTTTCTATAATCTATTTCACCTCCGGCATTAATGTATTTCTTGTTAACGGAATATTTGTCTGACAAAACTGTATAAGGTTTTATGTCTGCTCTTTTTAATACCTGAGTAAGTTTAATTTTAGGAACACTGTAATGATCAACAATACGACGTATCATAAATTCTTCCGGACGGATATTCTCACCAACAATTCCACAATATAGATTATTTGTTAGATAGCTATTGTTTATGGTTACTTTACTATAGCAGGCTCCATCATCGTTATAGCTACTTATCTTGAACTCTATTTCATCAAGTTTGTTAAGGTAGTTTTCATTTACGATATTTTCATAAATTCTGTCAGAATTATCATCTTCTTCTATTGTGGAGTATTTTGTATAAGTGAACTCAAAATCATATAACTCCAATGAGAATGCTATTTCTTGACCATTATAATTCCATTTTACACATGGACCATATATTTTTAATTCTAAATCACCCGATAACACTTCTCCTTTTGGTAATTTACAAATATATCCACTTAGACCATCTAATCCGTCCCCTAATTTTCTGGATGTATTGAGAGGTAATGATTTTCCAATTAGATTAATATCTACTGTTCCATCTTCCCATTTAGGTATGAGGTTATTATCATATTCGTTGTCTGTTTCTGGATTATTATCCCAATAAAAAGTACCATCTGATTTGCCGTGATAATAATGATTACCTATTCTTAATTGGAAATGGAAATCATAACTGTTTAGACTTGCTTTATCTATATAAGCTCCAAAAATAATATTGAAATTAATGTTAAAGACTCCATCTGAATAGAAAGAAGGTACTCCCTTTATTCCAATCAATCTTGTCTTATTGTCTTTAGAATATATAAACTTATTGCCCTGCGATTCAATTGGAATATTTAAAAATTCTGTATATTCATAATCTACAATTAAAGGATTCCCTTCTGAATCCGTATCATATATATCTTCAAGAAGTGGAATGCATCCTACTAGACCAGATGGAATACCTGAAGAAAAGTCTAACTTTTTTTCATCTTCTAAATTTATACTGTTTAAATTCCCATTTTCATCTCTTAAGTATGCATCCGTTTCAAAAGTATTACCTCTTTTCACTTTGTAATGTGCTTCTAGATTCTTACCGGCATTATTGGTAAACTCAGCCACCTTAGTCATTTTATCAAAAGATAAATCAGGTAGTGCTTCTCCGACCGGATAATTACTGCATCTCACGCTTGCCTTGTTATAGCCAGGAAGTACATCAAGTGTATGATCGCTACCAGCAAAACCAATATCCTGAACATTCATTTCATCAGCCTGAATCTGAGTATAGCTTGACATATCAGCAGTATACTTGTAATATTCTCCTATTTCATTATTCACATCAACGAAATATAATTCTCCTCTCCAGTCTACACAGGTCCAGTTCATCAGCTTCATGATCTCCTTCAGTACTTCTAACATAGACATTGCATTATCATCTTCATCAAAAAAATTTTGCTCTGATATCATCATTTGTTCCAAAGGATTTCTCCAATTGTTATACTCAGATTGTGAAATTCCGTAGACATGAGGTATATGCACTGCTGTATATAATCCCTGTGATTCCTCTATACACTTCTTAAGCAATTCCCATAAAGATATAAACCCTCTTTCTTCACCAGCTTGTTTGTATTCTATATATTCCAATACAGACATAGCAGAATAACAATTAAGTTCCAGGTTAAACTTATCCGATGAATATTCCTGAGTATATAGCTCTGGCTTGATGAACCCACACCACACAGTTATACCGTCTGCATACAACGTTATTCTGTGCATTCTGTAATCTGTACTGAATAAGTCCTGAAGATAGTCACCACCGAATATTGCCAATGTAGCCGTACTGAACCTAGTAGGTGTGTAGATAAATTCTTCGCTATCTATTGTCACTGTAAATGGAGATGTCTGTCCTTTCAGTTCCTTCGATTCTCCAGTATAGCCTTCTCGCTCTATTTTCACTTCGTATGCCCTTCCGTCTTTTGATGCAAAGGGCAGGGTATATACTAATCCGTAACTCATAGCTTCTTACCTGTATCTTTCATGTAATTTTTTAAAGCCAAATATATATCACTACCTCGAACACGATCAAAACCAATATTAATATTACTTCTATCATCTTCTGTCATATGGTATAAACTTTCCTGCTGTTTCTGATTAAGTATCAATTCTCCAGAATTGACTCTTGCCAATAACTTATCACCAAAATAACTGCTTCCTCCAACTATACCACCGTCTGCAAATTTGGGGAATGAAGCAAAAGCTGATGCAATAGTTGCTATTGCTGTTGGTATAGCTATCATCATAGCAGGCCATCCAGTTTGAGCTGCCCCTGCTGTTGCTCTAGCCGATGCTAGTATCATAGTTTGTGATATTACGCCTGCAATACTACTAATTGTTTTTAATGCCCATTGAGCCATAGCTGTTTGGTCGTCTTGCGCTGAACCTGTCAACATACCAAATGCACTGGCTACATTAGCTATACTTGCAGCGTAATTATCAGCTTCATCAATATTTTTCTGAATAGATGGTATTTCAAATTTACCCATTTCTATACCACCAGCCATATTCCCTAAATTGGGATTATTTTCATTAACAGGGGTAGGGGCTGTTCTACCTTTTTGGAATATAACTGTTTCTACTTCTGCTTGTAGCTTAATTTTTTCCGATTGTAGTTCATTAATCGTTTCCTGTACTGCGACACGAGCTTCTGTTGTTGTTGCTGTTATCAGTTTTCCTTGAAGCTCTCTTATTTGGTTGTCTAAATCTGCTATAGATCCTTCTGGATGCTTTGTTTTTTCTTGAGCTAATTTTAGGGCTTTTTCTGCTTCCGCTTTGTCTTTAGCAGCTTGTGCTGCAAGCTCGGCTTCTTTACGAGTGTTTTCTGACGCTACAGATTCAGCTTCTAAGCTATTTAAATGACTTTTTAGTTGCTTATCAATTAAATCATATATTTCTTTTTGTCTTAAAGCTTCTTTGTATAGTTTCTCATATTCTAGTCCTTTTTTACTTTCTACTCTAGCACTGCTACCTATGTACTCCTTTAATTTAGCTTTAGCTTCTTCCGATTTCTTTTTGTATTCTTCCACGAATTGGGCATCTGGGAACATTGTTCTAGCTAAATCAGCCATAGTCTTTTTGTATGCCAAATCAGGTTTTACTCCTTGCGTAATATATAAATCCATTCTATGGATAGCTTCTGAAGTATTTCCTTGATTGTCATATTCTATTTTCTGTTGGTCGGACATAGCCAAAGCTCTTGTTGCCCAATTAACAGCATTTCGCAAATTATCAACAGCATTTTTAAGATAACCATTTGTTCCATACAGAGTCGTACCAAATGCAGTCCATGCATTTTGCAATTTGCTTATAGATCCTGCTAAGTTATCAGTATTAATTCCTGCTTGTTCTTGTGCTGTATTAGTTCCCTCTATTCCTTCTCTTAATTTATCAAATGCATCTTTTTCCTGTAATAATGCTATTGCAGCAGTAACGGATTCCTTGCCAAACATCTTAGTTAGTTCTGTTGCATTCAGATTTTTCTTAGATAGGTTATCTATTGCTTTTGACAAACCTACAACGGATGGCTTAAGATTATTATCTGCCGACGCCTCTAAGGTCAGGAATATATTTCGTAGGTTGGTTCCTGCTGAACTTGCATCCGTAATACGTGGTGCAATGGCTTCTATGGCTGCAACCAGTTCATTAAACTTGATACCTACAGCAGATGCAGTACCACCGGCATTCTCTATTGCACGGTTAAGGTATGGGATATCAGCTGAACCTTGTTGGGATGCAGCCGCAAGTATATTAATGTATTCACTCGCACGTGCTGAACTTGCGCCCATTTGGTTCAGTGAGCCTGTAAGTGCTTTCGCCGCTGTCGGTACATCAATCTCAGCTGCCTCAGCAAGCGTAACCGCTGCACGAGCTGTTGCAGATAAAGCTTCCTTGTTTTTTAGCAGTTCCGGCATCTGGCTACCAATCAGCTTGTACGCATCAACCATAGCAACAGCCGACTGCGTACTGTCCATAGCCATCTTCACTGCCTCAGCACGGAAGTAATTCAACTCCTGAGCAGATACCCCCGTCAGTGATCTAAGAGAAGACAAAGACTTTTCAAGCTCCATATTTGCCGTTGCTATTTCATGTATCGATGTCGATATACCTACAAATGCAGCTGCATAACTGGTAAACTTTGTAAGCCCTCCAAATACACCCTTCGATATAGATGCAAATCCTTTCAGATTTCTTTGTGCTTGATACAGATTCTTATTGAATCCATCTGTATTAAGCAATAATCGTGTGAATATGTTACTCATAGTTTTATTTTTTTAGCACGTTCTCTCAATCCTTTCATTTCTTCTTCATTGATTTTTTCAGTTTTATCCGAAACCTCATGTTCATCATCTAGCCGCAATACATCTTCTACATCTAGTCTCCGTCTGCTTTGTGATTGAAACACAGACCACATTAATAGCCTTACCCTTTCCATTTCCACCCTTTCTTTTCGCCTCATTCCTCGCAGAAAAACAGCACACTCAGAGAATGTCATACTGTCAAAAAAATAGGCAGGAGATACACCACCCCTGCCTACTATTTCTTCGTATAAAGACACAACGCTTACAGGCTTATCTACGTTACCTCTTTTTTTTTACTTTGGTCACGTTTCTGCGAATCACTTAATACTTGTTGAAATGTTTCAAACACGCTTTTGTCTTCATCACAATAATCAATCAGCTCGTCAAATGTCAGTGTATAATCTTCATTCAACGCCAAAAGCGCGCAATGCATAAGCATGTAAAGTTCCTGAAGCCTTTTTCCTTCGAATGGATGGCCACACACTTCTTCATACTTGAAAAGTACTCTAAGCGAAAAGCGTATATCGTACTCTTTATCCTTTATCGTTACTTTCATTATCCTGCGGCTTTAGCAACTTTTTGTAACTTACCTACTCCCTTGAAATTAGCTGATATCTGTGAGTTTTCTCCATTGGCTCCTGTTAGCGTAACTGATGTAATAAGAGCTTCACCCTTGTAATATGTTTGTTTAGGAGATTCTGAAGGAGCAGTCCAACCTTCTGTAGGTACACCATCATTTGTTGCATTAGTTGGAATACCACAAATTATCGGAACTTTTTCTCCTGCCATACATTTATCCAGCAGTGTTTCGTATGATATATCAACTGGTTCGCCTTCATCTGCGGCTCCTATAGACTCAGATGAAGCCTCCCATGACAATTTTGTGACTTCTGCATCATCCCACATTCCTGAATCCTTTGATGCTGTATCGCTTGTTTCAGCATTCAAAGTTAATGTGTGGCTGGTAGATAGAGCTATAGCTTTACTATCCACGAAGATCATAAGGTCTTTCCCTTTTAATGCTTTCCTTTTCATAATTATACATCAATTTTAATTGTTAATTCTATTACTCCACCAAATACTCCATCATCCTCATCAAAATCCCATGTGTTTATTTTTATTTCTGACACATCCAGATAATCTACTGTTTCTACATCTCCAGAAAACAACCTTTCTATTTCCGATATGAGCTGTAACGGCACATCCTGATTTTCGCCAAACACAGCTATCGTAGAAGTGATTTCACGTTCATATTCTCCATCTTTGGTGTCACTGGATGCATTCAGCTTTGCGTTCTGAATGATATACGGTAGCTTTACATTTCGCATGATTGCAATAGGGTATATTTTCCCTTCTACGATCTCTTGTATTGTGCTGTCTGATTCCAGCCTTTCTTTTATGTACCTGAATACATCTGTTGTGTTCATCGTTTGCTTGCTATTTTTTGAATATGTCTTTCAATATGCTTCTGTAAGGTAGATTGGGCCTCACCAATCTTTAATTTAGATGCATTTGAGAAAAAATGAGATGCATAAATTTTTCCTGTATATCTTTCTTTCCTCAATCTTCTTGAAGACAATCTTTCTTTTTTTACTTTTTTGTTGAAACGGTCATTTGTCCCTTCTTCAAAAAACTTTAGAAGAAAAGAAGGATTTTCTTTTTTAGAAGATCCCCGGCTTTGTTGGATATGAACTCTAAAACCTAATGTTCTTCTATATACCACGTATCTTACCCACTTTTTTAAATTGGTCGATGACAGAGGTGTGCCTGAAGCTTTGTTTTGGACTGTATTCAGATTTGATTTTGCTTGCCTTTGTATAACCCTTGCAGATGCAGCTAAACCTCTTCTTAATGCTTTCCTGGATTCATCAGTACTCATATTAAGTTCTTTGAACATACGGTTTACTTTGCTAACATCTATCGTTGCTTCTATGTAATCATTACTTATACTACTCATTTATCAATTCTATTGTTAATGTCATCATATTGTGGGATTGATCTGGATTGATTGAATTAATTTGGTACATTTCATTATTATATCTCACCCTCATTTCACGCTTAATGGCAGACCTGTAGTAGATTGTCACTTTGTTCACCTGATTATGAGCATACTCCATGTTTGTTTCCTCAATCTTACCGGATGCAAATTTTACAGTAGCTCTCACGGTCATGAAATCTTTCCATGAGTATTTTTCTCCGCCATGTGGCTTTTGTGTGATTTCTCTTTTGAGAATTGTGATTCTGTCTCGTAACTGACCTGCCTTCATTGTGATACTATTTAGAATAATCCCTGTATAGCTGAATAAGGTGTAAAGCTCCCTGAGCCAGCGTATGAGTCTGTGAAACCGTTACCTCCTCTCTATTGTTGTAATACAAACCAATTGTTAACATAATAGCTTGCTTTATGGGAGGAGGGATGACCTCTCCACCTCCTATGGTGTTCAGGTCATCCGTATTTTTAAGACATAACTCTGCTGCCACCTTAGCCTCAGCTACTTCAATCAGTGATGAAATATACTCATCATCCTCTGTGAAGTCTGTTTCTACATTGAGATGCGTCTTTGCTTCATCTAAAGTGATATACATAACCTCCTTATACGCTAGCAGGATCCTTAAACAGTGCCTTGGCAATTGACTTGTCACGGCGCAAGCAAGCATCCCAATATGAATTGACAATGATACGAACAAATGCCTTATCAGCCTCTGTGTAAGGATCTACTGTCAAATCTAAAGCACCCCACTGACCGATAAGCAAATCAGCCCAGTTTCCGAACAATGCACCGTAGTCTGTTCCTGATTTGTATACTGCGTTTGTACGCAAAGTATCGTAACCGTTCATCTGCCCGTTTTCTGACATGATATAACCGCTTACACCTTCATTCTTTAATGTCGTTTTAGCTAGGCCGACTAATGAAGTATGCATGATGTATTTAGTGTTTCCCATCAGTGCGTTTGCCAAATCTACATCTGTTTCCAACTCAACAATACCTTTCCACGAAAGACCTTCTGATGGCGTTACATATCCGGTAAATAGTCCATCCGGCTTTTCAGCAGACGTGCTTTCTCCTCCTAAAATTGTTGCTTCAAATTTTGAAGCGATAGAGTTGATAAGGTCTGCTCTCAGCATAGCCTCAACTCCCAAAGAATCCTGTACCAGCATCTGGCGTGATACTCTCAATATAGATGTCAGTCGTTTCGGCTTCATTGTTTTTTTACTGAACGTGCCAGCCCCATCTGTTGCTGAATCATTTTCATTAGCCCAGTTTGAAGTACTTCCGGAATATGAAGGAACATCAATATTCGATACAAGTCCTGTAAGCATAGTTGCTCCAGCCTGGGCTAATACCAACCGGTCACGCAAAGGTTCTACAATGTTCATAAAGTCTGTTTCAATTACATTTGCGCCTGCTGTACCAGCCGTAATTTCAGCACGTGATTCAACTGGTATAAGCAATGATGATCCGCTCTTCGGGATAATACCCGATTTCAGCAACGATGCTGCACCGCGTTCATTCATTTTCTGAGTATTCTCACTATAATGACCTCCATCTGCCAGTTCCAGCAAGGCTTTTCTCAAGCTGAACTTTTCTCCAGTAGTATGTTCGTCTGCAAACTTCATTGCATCACGCTGTGCCAGCTCCAGATTGATTTCTGTCATACGGAGCTGAATTTCTGTAATCTGGTCCTTTTCTTCTTTAGACAACTCGCGTTTTTCCTGTTTTGCCTTGTTTACCAGATCAACGCCTTTTTTGTACAATTGGCCTCTTTCTTCAGCCAGTTCAACTTTGGTTTTTTCTTTCGCCATAACTTAAATATTAAGACTGTTAATAATGTTATTGTAATATTCTTCGTTTACTTCTTTTCTTTCCTCCAGCTCCCTCTCAGCCTGTTCTTTCCCTCTCATGCTGACTGTTGTCTTGCTATAAGCTGCATTATATACGGGTGAAACATCGTATATCCGGGCAAACTGGCTGATAGTACGTTTCCATTTACCGTTTTTCATTCTTTCCCATTTTTCTCCACCGTCTGCTACAGTAAAGGCAAATGAAGATTGATTGATTTCGTTTCTTCTCAGGTTCTCCAGTAGTTCATCACCTAGCATCGTGCGTGGTGCCTCAAATCTGTATTTCAATCCTTTTGAATCAACTGTTAATGTCAGTGAGCCTTTCCCGTTTACTGATCGTGCCAGTATTCCTCTGTCACGGTTGTGGTTGAGTAAGGCAAATACATCACTTTTCTCAATCACTCCATCCAGTGCTCCACGTTCAATCACTTCTTCAAAATCCAATCCATCTGATTTTACATCAAACAGCATAGCATATCCTTCTACTGTTCGCTTTTCGTTTTCTTCTGTAACTGATACTGGGAATGTGGTATTTCTCTGTTCCAGCAATTCTTTGTGTTCACTCATAAGTTGTTTTTATTTCTAACGAAATATTTGTCTGACAAAATCCAATTATTCTTGATTTCCCTCTATCATTTTTTCTTTTACAGCATTTTTCAGCGTCATCACGTTGACCTGTACGAAAGCTTCATCTCCATTTTCAATTCGGCTCATACCGATTTCTCTTCGGATTTCATTTGGTGTGGCAGCACCTACATTTGCCATGTCTTTCCAGAAAGCTCCCTGAGCTGCCTTGTCTGCACGTAGTATGGCCGATGTATTAAATTCAGCCTTGTACATGCTTCTTTCTGTTTTGCTGAATACTTTCCTGTTTATTTCTTGCTCTATCTTGGTGATAACCGGTAAAGCTGTGTCTGTCAGGTATTCCAGCTGTGTTGCTTCGATGGTAGAATAGGAGGATTTGCTCAAGTCGAATGCCTTAACAGGAGATACCGAAAAGAAACGGCATATATCTACTACATTAAATTGGCGACTTTCCAGCAACTGAGAATCCTTTGGAGAAATTGATATGGGCTGGTATTTCATGTTCCCTTCCAGGATTACAATACCACCCGGACGGCCATTATTAGAGTTAGACCGTTCTTCCCATTGCTTATAATTTTGTTCTTTTTGTTCCTTCGATAGTCGTGCTCCTTCTATTGTAAGTACTCCACTAACAGCAGCCCCCGATTTGAAGAAACCGGCTGCATGTTCCTCAGAACTTGTAGCGATTCCTAAAGTCTGTCTGGCATGTGTTAACGTAGAAACTCCGATAATTCCATCATAACTGAAGTTAAGTACATGTATCATGTCGCATGGTTCGACCAGTTGTGTGAATCCTGATACCAGATATCTTTTTCTTCTGATTCCTTCTTTGTCTACTATCCATTGGATTGATACCTGGTTGGATGGAATGTATATCAGCTGAATCGGAGTGACTCCATCTTCATCACGCTCTATGTAAGCATATCCGTTTCCGGTCAGCAATACAGATGCCATAAGAGTTTTTATGAAAACGTAGCGCGTCATGTTCTCGTTTGGTTCCAGATCCAGCAGCTCATAGATAGGATGCTTCGTGTCTTTCATCTTGAATCCGGCTTCATCCAGTCTGAACACTTCCAATGGTAATACAGCCACTGAATCGGATATTAGATCTACACACCTGTAAACCGTACTCAATAGCATTGGGTATTCACGTGATGCCAGCTGAATTAAACCAGTTCCTCCATAAGCTGACACCTGAGATATTTCCTTCTTGGAAATCTTTCTAAACTCGTAACCAAATAATTTCATTTCGTTTTTATTTGAAACGAAATTTTTGTCTGACAAATTAATAAATCACATTATCGTATCTCGGGCACATCAAATAAACTCCCAATGCTTCGATCATGGCAATTACCCCGTCAATCTTTTTCTCTTCGTATTGTTTACTCGGCTTCGTGTTCCCGTTTTTGTCACGTGCCATTACCACGTTCCGGAAACAGTGTCGGGTAATGATATTATTGTCAATCACTGCCACTCCAGAAAGTAACAGCCTTTCCAGCTCTTTTGTCGGTTTGTTGAAGTTACCGATACTCTGTGAATACGGCTCCATTGGTAACCCTTTCTCTGTACAGTTTATAACAAATTGTGTGGCATTCCAACTGTCATATCCTATAGTAACAATATTAAGAATCTGACCTATCTCCATAATTTTATTAAGTATGAAATCATAGTCCACTACATTTCCTGGAGTAATAAATAAGGCTCCCTGTCGTGCCCATTCCCCATACAGCTCTTTGAATCGCTTTTCTGTTAATGCTGCTTCCGGAAGGAAATAGTATGTTTTCCAAACCATATTTTCTGTTGTGGGTATCATCACAGAAAAAGCCGTTAAGTCGGAAGTGGATGACAGGTCGACTCCGATGAAGCAATCTAATCCGCTATAATCTTCCAGGTTGACATTAGCAGAAGCTGTCAGTATGTAATCGTCCTTTATCCATATCTTTTCAGCATCACACCAGATATTAAGGTTCTTAGTCTTGATACTCACTTCATCTGATGGTGTATTAATTGCTTTCTTGACTTGCGTTTTTATGTATTTAGGCTGTACAGTAACACCTAAATTCGGATTGCTTTTTACCCATACAGCCTCATCTTTCCAGTCATCTTCCTTATCCAGGCAATAGATAGCGATAAACAGCGTATCATCTTCTTTCAGCCCTGACACTACTTCCGTACACATCTCCCTGTACTGGTAGCATACTCCCAAACGGTCAAACCCTGCAGTGGTAATGATTACCGCCATCGGATTCTCTCGCATTCCTTGTGATGATTGTAATACATCTTTCACACCTGAGTTTTTTGCTGCATGATATTCGTCAATCAGATACATAGATGCGTTCGGACCGTCCAGCTTGCTTGAATCTGCTGCCAGCACTTTCAGAAAACTCAACGTTCTTTCATACTTGATAGTATCTCTGTAAGGATCCAGAAACTCTTTTCCTGGGTCTAGCATCTTGCTAAAATTGGATGCCATGTTAAAAGATACTTTTGCCTGATCCTTTGAGTTAGCAGCCATATATACCTCTGCGTTCATTTCTCCGTCCGCTATCAGATGGTATAAACACAATGCAGACGCAAAAGCAGATTTACCCTGCTTTCGCGCCATCTCGATGTATGCTGATTGCACCAGTCTTTCATTTGTTCCTTTCAGATAGAAACCATACATAGATGCAACAATCCATTCCTGCCACGCTTCTAATACAAATGCTTTACCAGCATGTTTTCCGGTGTAATGATGGATAATAGATATAAATTCACACACTTGCTTAACCTTATATTCCCTGAACTCATACCGTTCATCATCCATTAATCTGAAGAAACGCTTAGCAGCCAGCTTTATGTAATGTCCTGTTACAATCTTTCCGCTTAATACATCTTCTGCATATTGTATGTATTTCTTCGGTCTTGTCATACCTGGTGTTCACGGAGATATTCTTTCAATGGCGATTGGATAGCCTCATCAATGTTTTTCATCGTTTTTAATTTTCGTTTACTCATAGCTGTTAATCCAAACTCTTTAGCCAGTTCCAGAAACTGTGACCAGTTTTCTTTGAGTATATTAACCTCCGGCCTTTTTACCAGTTCTCCTTTTTTGTTTGTCATCGTCATTCCGTCTGTAGTAATCTTATCCACACAGATAAGATACATTTCATAAGCTGTTGCCATCCGGTGTAACAACGCTACATCGAAAGGAGCCAGTTCGCCTCGCTCATTCATATCTCTCACAAGATTGCAAATGAGTTTTTTAGCTTCTTTATGTTTTACGTTTTTGGGCAGCTTGAACTGCACCAGACTTGTTTCTGCCATAGTTTTCTCTTTTTTTCAAACGTGATTTTTGTCAGACGAAATCCTCATTTTAACAAATCGCAACAAAATCCCATTTTTGGCTTTTTTCAAAAATTGCCGTGCGTGTAAACTGGGATGGGACGAGGTTCAAGTTACTTGACCTTCTAAAATTTCACCCCATACCCCCTTTGATGTCATTCACATTCGACTTGTTATGTATCATTTGGTGGTGCATCTTACAGATGCTCATAAGGTTTTCATAATCATAGGCTAAAGCCATTCTTCTTACCGGATCATCTGTTGACATGAACGATTGAACGTGATGCACATCTTCTGCGATAGTTGTCTTTCCTTCCTTCAGGCACATTTCACATAGTGGCTGTTCTGCTATCTTCAATTCTCTTAGTTTTCTCCATCTTGCAGACTTATATATTTCCCTTCTTTCCTCATCATATAGGTTATTCTCCTTCTTTTTCGGCTTCTTTGGCTTGTAAATTGTCGGCATAAGCTGTAATTTTTAATCGTTTTGAGTCTTTTATTGTCTGATATTGCACTGTTTTCATTCGATATAGAAAGTATTTCACAAACTCATCATCATTTGTTATTTCTGCTGCTTTCTCATCTGTACATACTTTGATAATCGTATCCTGAAATATATCTTCATAGCTTAGACCGGCATAGTATATTTGCCGGTCCTTTGCTGATATGTCTGAGAGTCTTTCATATAGCTTAGCTATCATCAACAGCACATTGCTGTTTGCTTTCCGTTCCTTCATGGAGTATTATGTTTCCATTTATATCTGTAATTTCACTTATTTGCTTTTTACAAAAAGCTCTTATCACTACACTAAGATTTGTTTTCATCTTTATGGCCACTTCATTGAGTGCCATGAAGGTTGATTCATCAAATCTTACCATTACTCTTTTATCCTTTCCCATCTTTACATTCAATGATTCTCCATGCTCTGATATTGTTGTATAACTTTCCATTAAACTCTGTTACATGACAGTTGTAATCTACTTCTACCTTCTGACCAACTGCCAGCCATTGGTTGTTTACATCTTCTCCCATCACATCGAATGCAATCGACTGGGCGTATTTCCCTCCGTCTGTTTCTACTACAGCTGTACGTTTTAGGATTATTCTTTTGTCTTTTGTAGTGATTGATTCTATTTCTTTCACCACGGTTATTTGTCCTTTGATGTTCATTTTTTCTCTAATTCAGATAAATATTCTTCAAATGATTCAATCTGTTTCAAAGCAAAGTCTCTACGATAAGTAACTATATCTCTGTTACTATAATTTGTATAGAATCGTCCTATAAGTTCAGAAATATGAAATTTCTTAGGCTCTTCATGGATATTCAACAGAATTACATAATCAGGTTCTCGTGGGTGGAAGCATAGAAATCTATAATATGTTACCAATCCTCGGCGACACTCTATTAATTTTTCATCGGTCTTTAAACTCTTAACATCTTTATTGTTTCTTATAATTTTCATCTTATCTCCTTTCTACCTATCCCAGTAGCCACCACATGAATGCCAGGAACAGGTAATACAATTTTGTTTTCATACTTGTCATATCGTTGTTACACAATCAAAATCACTTCCATACATGATATGCGCTCCACGCTTCCTGAGTTCTGCCACCAGTTGCTCGTTGGTGTATCTAGCCAACCGTCCATGCAGTCTATCCTGCTTTCTTCTTTCAGCCGTGTGTCTGCTCTCACATAACCGGCACTTGTTAGTGTAATGGGTGCCGGATTTCGTTTCATAGGCACGGAACTTGCCCTCAGGAAGAATCCGACCACACTCTATACATTCTTTCATGACGCAGCCCTCCTGATCAGTCCCATGTTACGGTTTACCAGTTCAATTATACGGTTATGGTATGCGCTTGTGTGATTGCATACTGCCCTTGACTGTATTACCTGAAAGGTTTTTAATGACACCTCCACAGTTTCCATACGTTCTCCATTTACTCTTGCAGATAGAATCAGACTGTCTTTTTTCTTGTAGTATTCATTTTCAAATACACAATGATGCATGCTTTTACCTTCATCTATAAATTCGAATACACTCTTTAGAACTTTTATTGAAAGTTCACCGTCCGTTATTATTACTCCAAAGAACTTTCCTTTATCTTTCACATATTCTTTGTTAAACTGTTCTGCCAGTTTGCGTTTTGTTTCTTCTTCCATTTTCTTTCGTATTTTAGAATATGCAGCTAATGCAATTTCGTGTGCCTTGTACAAATCATTCGGACAAATAAACTTGGGATTATGGATATCCTTACCTGTTTGTTCCATGAATGATAGCATGTCAAAGTATATTGAAGCATCAGTTATCACATAATGGTTTCTATGGCAGATATTCATTTGAGGCATATATTCTATTTCCGGTTTCTTACTCCGTACCATCCAAAGGAATACATCGTACTGACCTTGTTTTACAACTGTTTCTGCATGTCTTGATGTAAGTAACATTTTCATACACTCTACTACTGATACGTATGGCAGTTTTTCAATAGCCTTACACCATCCGTATTTATGAAGTTTACGTGTGATTTTATATTGAGGATAGAAATAATTACCAGTTACATCGAACACATCTTCAAATACATAATATCCAGCACAACTCTGATTATGCTTCCTGACTTTAAACTCGGTGTTGTAATACCAATTAAAAAAGTTACATCCACGAGAATATCTTTTTGAGATTATTATATCTTCTCCATCAGGAGATACCCAGTTTTGATATACTTCGTTATACGTGTATTCAGTCTGAAAACCTTTGCGATTGATGCGATGAACATCAAAAGTTCTTATTACCTGCCATTTGTTGAATGTCTGTATTATTGAGTAATACTTCGATTCCGTCAGGTTGTCTTTCCGTGGATTGTGTTCTAATATGAGATGATTCAAGCATCTACATTGATATCCTAACTCTAAATCCACTTCCAATATACCTGGTATCTGGTACTCTATGTTACCACAACAATGACACCATACTTCTCCATTTTGCTTGTAGTAACCAGATGATGGAAATATACTCTTTGCATAGCCCTTCTCTTTATCCGATATTGGTTTGAGATGGCTGCTCATTTTAAGTACCAATTTATTTAAACTCTTTCTGGTCATAATTACATATCAAATAATGACAGTTGTCTTGATTCAAATATCTTTTGCCGCTCCTGCTTTGTTTTCTTTCTTTCGTTTTTTTTCTGCACTGGCTTTTCTTTGCTAATAGGGTTTTGAATAGTAGTCGGAGCCGCAACTTCTACACGTTCCAGTTCACCTTCTAACTTGATATCATCCTCATCATAGTAGTAAACCGCCCATCCGTATACGGTTTTCCTATCTATCGCTATACCTCCATTTACTCTTTTATTATACATCTTTTGAGCTTGCTGCATGATGTACTTGCAGCATTCCTCTATGGATTTGTTTTCTTTCTTGTAGGTTTCAGCAAAGAGAGAATCCTCCTTTGCGCGGCTATCTAAATAATTTTTAATTGTATCTTCAAACTGAGTTGCCATAGGTCATAATATTCTCAATTCCATTTTTGAGGTCTGTTGTTTATTCTCTCTAGGTAGGATGCAATTCTTTTTTCAGGATCTTCACCATTACGTACAAAAATCCGAGTTCGTGTTTTATCACCAGGCACTGTAACGTATCTTCCATGTTTTTCACGTTCTTTCTGTTGCATCACTTTCAGTTCTGTTCCGTGAGGGTTGTTTTCCAAGTCTATCTTTCTCGTCAATATTGGATCACCTTCTTTATTCATACTATTTCCTCCTGATTTGAATTAGTCCTTTTCTTACTTCTTTATCTAATCTCTCAATATCGTCTTTGCTCATCTGGCATTCTATTTCACCGTTTATGTTATATCCGGTTGGCAAGTGGTTCTCAGCCTGTATTCTTGCTATTTCCTCTTTTTGATTCGTAGCGTAGTATATTGTTATCTTTTCTTTTTTCATGTTGTTTATCGTTTACCTAGCAGCCTTACGGCTGTATAGGACAAGTTACCTGAAACATTAATAGACACAAATAGCTCCCTAAATGAAACAAATCCCGTTTCATTGCGTTTCATTAAAAAGTTATCATTTTGATTTTCAGCCATATTTCTATATGCCTATAAGGTCATTATTTTTTTGCCTCATTAAAAAGACTTAGTAACTTAGTTTTATACTCAATCTCATGAGGTGATTGGATCATTTTAAAATGACATTTTATTTCATCCCATGAGCTGATAAACTCTCTAATAGTACGATATTGTTTGTCAGTCAAATGCCCTGACTTCCAATATCCATATGTCCTTTTCATGTATTCATCCCTTCCCAGCCTCAACAAAGCCTCAGCCTTATCAATCTGGCTTGACTTGATACCTTTATCAGCAGTTAATCTCTGTTTGAATCCTATCGTGGCCCAATCCCGATAAAATGTGTGAATGATAGTTTCTATCGTTTTTTCTGAGAAAAAATCAATCAGGTTAATAGACTGCCTTCTATACATAGTTTCAATTCTCAGAATATTACCTTCACATAATCTACCTTTATCGCGTGCCTCGAATCCTTTATCATATATTTTGAAAACCTTCTTGATGTTCTTTGATTTCTCCGTTGTTTTTTGCCGGTTCTTTTCAAAATTCGCATCATTGAAAAGCTCACGATTTCTCATCACGCCGATAGACTCAGCTAGCGATATGTATTCAATCGGATCATGGTTAACCGGTATATTCAATCCAACTTCATAGTAGGTTATTCTTACCTGTTCCGGATTTATATCCCATTCATCCAGTAACTCCGATATTATCTGTTTTGCGTCAGATATGGTGAACATCTGAGAGTTGTCAAGCGTGCCATATCTGGACCTCCAGAATAGTTTGTGCAGGGAACATTTAATCTGAGCCGTTCTGCCTCTTATCTTCCACCATATTCCCTCGATGTTACTTAATGCCGATGACTGATAATAGATTTCGTTCCCCTCCGTACATTGTATCAGATGGTGCTTCCTGGCTATCCTTTCTGCATCACGTACAAAATCAATCTGGGCATTAAAAATCATCTTGTCAAACATGTTATTTCAATTATATCTTTCCTTCGTTCAGTAGCCTCTGAATCTCATCCTTATTCGCTACCATCTTACCTCCTATAAGGCATGTCCTTATCTTTCCTTCACTTCTTAGCCTCCATAGTGTAGTGCGTGATATTTGTAACCACTCACACAACTCCGACATGGAAACGTAGTCGGTTTCACGGCTATACAGCGTTTCAACCTTCTTCTGAAGGTCATTAATCTTTTTCTTCATATCATTCCATTCACTCAGCGGTACCGTTATCATTTCTTGTTCCATGTCAATCAAATAATTTAGGTGATGAAATTCCGACTTCTGCATTCTTGCAGTTCTTAATAGCCTCAACAAAATAGCTCTCTTTTAACTCGAACCCGATACCATATCTACCCATCTTAATTGATTGATATACTTCTGATCCAATCCCTAAGAATGGAGTTAATATCTTATCTCCTTTATTAGACCATAGAGTAATAGCACGCTCTATCGTTTGTAATTGCAATGGGCAAATATGTTTTTCATCGGCCTGATCTCTTCCTTTTGAGCCATTTAAAGTATCTGAATAATCGATATCCATCCATACTGGAGATGCATATTTCTGCCATGTATCTACAGAAATGTCACAATGTATAGGATGTTCATGACTGCCAGGTTTTCTAAATATCATAAGGTAATCTGGTATACCTACACGACTCATTGCTGCATCTTTTTTTACTTGTTTATGAAGCAAACCAAGAGCCTTTGTACGTTGCATTTCTGTTACAGGATTTTTCCAGATAGTTACACGTGAATGATATATAAATCCAGCATCCTCAAATGCTTTTAATATCATACCTGAAAAATCACGCAACCCAATATATCCCTCTTTACCTTTTTGTATAGGCAAATCCATACAATGTATAGCTACATTACGTCCGGACCACATTACGCGGTACAATTCTTTTACTAGGAAATTAAATGCTATGAAGAACTCTTTGTAGTCTTTTGAATTACCCATATCTTCCAGCTTGTCTGAATATGTATATAATTCAGCAAATGGAGGAGAAAAAATGGTAAAACCAATACTTTCGTCTGGTATCGATTCAATCAATTGTACACAATCTCCATTCATAATATGACAAAAATCCGATTCGTATTCTTTCTGACTTACTGTTTCCATAAGTTTCAATTCATTCTTAATATTCCTGTTCATAGCAATGGTCATGGCTTCTTGCATTTCATAAAAAGCCGATTGCTTATCTTCAAAAGACTTCCTTACATTCTGCATTGTATCTGTCACTATCAGGTATATGTTTACATCGTATTTCTGACCAAATCTGTATGATCTTCTAATACCCTGATAGGTCGCTTCAAAACTAAAATCCAATGAAGCAAATATCTGATTGTGGCAATTCTGGTAGTTCAACCCGAACTGGGCTATTTTTAGTTTAGTGATTAACACACGAAACTCACCGCGACCAAAGCCTAACAGATTATCTTTTTTCTTTTGTTTATTATCGCTACCTTTCACCTCTATGGCTTCTGGTATCATTTTACGCAGCATTTCTCCCTCCTCATCATGACCTATCCATACAATCCAGCTTTCGGATGATGAGTTGACAATATCACTCACTCTTTTCATCCTTTCATTAATTGTTTCTCTTAGCTCATTGTGATAACTTGTTGCAGATACTGCTACATCATTAAATAACATTCCGTTATTTCTTTTGGGAGTTTCGATGTACTCTTCTATTATTTTTAATGCAGGTAAATCATAACCTTCGTTACTAAAACCTATATCTCCTGGCTTACTTAACATTACCGCCCATGTAGATACAAAATCCCAAAATGCCTGTTTTGCGTGACCTTTTAATCTCCATTCTGATGTTGATCCTCCATCATGCACAAAATACATTGCTAACATTTCATTGCGTGACATCACATTCAGAAATTCAGCATGATTACATAATTCTGTAGTATCATTAGGTGATGGAGTTGCCGTACAGCATAATTTGTATTTTGTGTCCTTAAATGAGATAATAAGTTCATTTCTTGTTTTGCCATTGAAATTTTTTAGTATAGAGCTTTCATCTAATACAACACCTCCAAACAGATATGCATCGATGTTATCCATGTTATCATAATTGGTGATATAAATTCCAGCTTGCAAATCTTGATCAAACACTGTTAAACCAATTTCCTTAACATCATAGCCAAATTTTACACCTTCTAGTATTGTCTGACCAATTACGCCCAAAGGAGCCAGAATTAACACTGGCTGATTGAGATGTTTCTGTACTTGATAGGCCCATTCAAGCTGCTGTAGCGTTTTCCCCAGTCCACAATCCTCAAACATGGCAAATCTGCCGGCTTTTACAGCACGTTTCACACAGTATTTTTGGAATGGGAATAGATTTTCGTTCATTTCTGAATCCATCAAATCAAATCCACTATTCTCAATTGCTATCTGTTTCTTTTGCAAAAATTCTATATAATCTTTCTTCATTTTATCTTTTCCTCCTTCAAGCGTTTTACTTCAGCTTTATAGTGACTAACCAGAGCTTTCAACTCAAAATCACTCAGCTTACAGGTTTGGTTCTTTTTAGCTTCAAGTAGAAGCACACGGCTCATGCCGATTTTATTGATCAGCCGCTCCCGGTAGTTGTAGATGTTCCCCTCATCGAACCGATTGCAAAAACGACACTGAGCATGACAGTTATCTTCATCAAATCGAGTTGACATGTGACCTCTGTTGATGTAGTGGCCACAATCAGCCTCATCGTATGACTTAATCTTTCCACAGCTGATGCAACGGAAAAACAACTCGCCATTTGCTACAAAAGAATCGCGAAGCCGGATATATTGAGAAAAACATCTGTCTAACTGGCTGACAAGCTTTTGATGTTCTGATTTGCTAGACGTTTTCTTTTTATTATTCCTATTTTGCCACATATCTTTTAAGAACTGGCTCCATCTACTTTTTACCTTCTCTACCTATTTCCAACTACCTATACCAACTAACTAGTGTTACCTGAAAAGATGGAGCCAGTGAATTGTTTATTCCATAAATGCAGTAGCAGGATCATCCAGTTCTATCTGGTATAGACCTGTACCTTTTTTCTTTACACTCTTTATTTTCGTAATCACTGAGTTTATCTCCTCATCATCACTTACTTCAACTATGTCACCCACATCAACCTCATATCTGATTACGATGGGAGAGAGGTTGCCCGATTTTATCCTTTTCATTACTGATGGGTGTACATATATTGTTCCGGATAACTCCTTATTTTATTCATACGTATTAACACTCAATTAATTCACCATTTTGTAATTTATACCAAGTGTCTGGCTTTACCTTATCTCCATCAACGCTTACTACCTTCCATGATGCAATTTCATATCTTTCTTTTTCTTCCTCTGCAATCACTAATATTGCGCCCATACCTCCTCTTACCTTTACATCATTTCCACGTGCTACAGATATACCATGTTTGCCTGTGCAAGATTTACCTCGTGATGTTGCTGCACCATTATCACCAGCTGTTGCTGCACCATAAGAACCAGCTGTTGCTGCACCATAAGAACCAGCTGTTGCTGCACCATTATCACCAGCTGTTGCTGCACCATTATCACCAGCTGTTGCTGCACCATAAGAACCAGCTGTTGCTGCACCATAAGAACCAGCTGTTGCTGCACCATAAGAACCAGCTGTTGCTGCACCATAAGAACCAGCTGTTGCTGCACCATAAGAACCAGCTGTTGCTGCACCAT